GCTCCGGCAGCGATCAGCCGACCTTCAACTACCTGCGGCTGGAGATGCCATCGCTCAAGCGGTGGGAGCTGCGGTTCGAGCCCCTGACCGGCTGGGAGATCCGCAGCGGCACGGCCACCGGCGACCTGGTGGTACTGGACGCCAAGCTATCCGGTGCAGTCAGCGGCACCAGTGGCGGCGTCACCTGGCGGAGCAGCGGGGAAGTGGTGAGCCGCACGCGGTCACAGTTCACCATCACCACCACCCGACGAGATCCGTCGATCGGGGTCCCCCGGCCGGACGGCAACAACTACCTCGACGCCTGGGGGAAGCTCGCCGAGGCCTTCGTCTACGAAGAGGCCCAATCCACCGCCAGCGGCGGCCCTGAGCACGAAATCGTCTACATCACCGAAATCAGAGAGAACGACGCAGCGCCCCAGTACACCGGCATCGGCCTGCTGGGCGTGAATGCCAGGTCGGCGTTTGAGTGGCGGCAATTCAGCCAGCTGTCGCTCTATGTCACCGGCGGCACGGAGGTGCGGCGGCTGCTCAACAGCCTCACCACCGGCCCCTCGCACCTGCTGCCAGACCTGGGGCTGGACCGGCTTACCAACTCCAAATACGGCCCCGACGCTGTGCCGGATGATCTGGTGAAGCTGGCCAACTTCCAAACGGCAGCTCAGTGGTGCTACGACCGGAAATACTTTTTTGACGGCGGGGTGATCATCAGCCAGGAATCGCCGCGGCAATGGATCGCCGACACGGCCGCCGCCATGTTGCTTGATTTCCGCGAGGTGGGCGGCCAGTACGACCTAGTGCCGTTCATCTCCTTCGGCGCGGTCACCCACAAGGCGCTGTTCACCGCCGGCAACATCGCCGAGGGCACATTTCAGTTTGAGACCATCCCACCCGATGAGCGGCCGGCGCGGCGGATCAGCGTGAAGTGGCGGCAGGAACGCAGCTCCACCAACCCCACCAGCCCCGGCCTGTTCCCTGAGGAGCGCGAGGTACTGGTACGCGAGGCGGCGCCCCACGGCAGCGACAGCCTGCCGATTGAGCCAATCAACCTGGCGGCGTTCTGCACCAACCGAAACCACGCCATTGACGTGGCGAAGTTCACGCTGAGGATGCGGAGATTTAGGGATCACACGATCCGCTTCAGGACCACCTACGACGGGCTGGAGGGCATCAGTACCGGCGTGGGGCCCGGCGATCTGATTCGGGTGGCAATGGACGTGACCACGTTCAACGAGTTCAACAACGGCATCGTGCTGGGCAATGGCACGGTGGTGAGCGCCACGCCACTGGCCAACGGGACCTACGACGTGGTGAGCTGGAGCGGCAGCGGGGCAGTGAACGACGCCGGCACCCTGACGGTCACCAACGGGCAGGGATCGCCAGCCGGGATCATGTTCACCGTGAAGCAGACCAGCACGCAGGTGCGCACCTATCAGATCAGCCGGATAACCCCAACCGAGGATGGCGCCTATGACATCGAAGCGGTGCACATGCCGATCAACAATGCGGGCGTCCTGTTGGTGGCGGCAGACTGGGATACAGCAGGCGCCTGGGTGATCCAATGACGGTTCAATTCCCCGAGATCCAACCCACCGGCCACGAGTTTGGCGAGCCGGACTGGCCCGTGACCGAGATGCGCTCACAGTCCGGCGTGCGGTCGGTGCGTCAGTGGGGCGACCGCGCCAGCGATGCGCCGATGACCCTGGAGTTCGCCAACATCACCCAGGCGGCCTATGCGCTGATCAAAGCGGCGCACACGGCAGCACGGGGCAAGGTGTTCGACGTGACGTTCCCTGCGATCGTTGGCAAGAATCTCACCGATGTGGACCTGTTCAACCCTGGCCCTGGCCTGAAGTGGTACTGGGCCAGCCCCCCTGAGGGCAGCCGTGTGCAGGGCGGCCGGCGGATCACCTGCCGGTGCACATTTCGGGCCGAACTTAGACTGTAGGCAAAGGTCGAGGCCGCCCAATGACTGTCGCCAACGCAACGCACGGCGAGGTGCGATTCCAGGGCCAGAAGGTGGCCAAAATCCGCAGCATCAACATGGAAACCCAGCGGCAGTCGCTGGAGACAACTGGCGTAGGCGAGGTGGATGAGACGTTCGCCTATGGCAAGCGGACCACCAGCGGATCAGCGACGCTGCTTTACAAGTCCGATGACCAGCCGACGGTAAACCTGATGAATCGGATCTTCGACGATGGCGAGACGCCGGATGATCTGGTGATGACCCTCTACAAGGGGAGCAACAAGTACATCTCTGGCCCGGCGCTGATCAACTCGCAGGGCATCGGCACCAGCGTGGGCGACAACACCCAGATCAGCATTTCGTTCGTGATCGACGGCAAGCCCAGTAAGGCGTTCTAATGGCTGTCGAGGGCCGCAAGGGAATTGTTCAGCTCAGCCGCGAGTGGCCCGCGCCTACAGCGCTGGCTGATCAGCGGCTGCAGCGCGGCACCTCTCCATCGCTGGACCTGACTGATCTGGCGTTTCAGTCGGGCGATGAGGTGCTGCTGGTGAGCCTGCGCGGCGTGCCACTGGGCATCGGCACGAGCGGCTTCGCGCCATGCCCCGATGGCCATGCGTTCTGGACTGGCGGGCAAACCGCCGTGGGCCCTGCGCTGGCAGCACGGACTACCGGCGGCACATTCTGGAGCGCCAATTCATCGGCAGCGTTCTGGGAGTCAGCAGCAACGGTCGGGTTTCAGCAGACCACCACGGCCTACATCCACCGCGATGAGATGGACGACGTGCGGTTCTACTCCACCGAGCTCGACGCGATCAATGGCGGCAGCCAGGGCCTAATCCCGCTGCGCAATGTCTCACCCGGCCCAATGCTGATCCTGCCGGCCTCCAGCCGCTCCGGCTACGTGGCCGCAGCGCTGGCCCTGCTGCAGGCCATCGAGGACTTGGAGATCCCCGATGGTGAGCAACCGGCTCAGAACCTGGCACCGGTGCCGCAGGTCTTGAGCGACACGGCAGCGGACGCGGAGGAACGCGGCTGGCTGATGCAGTGCGACCTCACCGGTTGGGTGTTCGAGATGGACGCGGCCCAGTTGGACCAGGAAGCGATCGGCCAGGCGTTCGGTGAGTACGCCAAGGGTGCCTTGCGCGGCGCTGGATCGTTCAACGGGGAGATGGATCACAGCCGCGTAGTAGGGGAGCAGAGCGGCCTAGGAATGCTCCGGCTAATGATGCTCACCAGCCAGGGCAGCAAGGCCCGAGCGCGGTTTCAGCTGGTGGATCAGCGGACTAGCAACGTGGCCACCCACGTGCGAGAGCGGATCTTCTATGAAACCGACATCCTGCTGGGCAAGACGGCAGTGAACACCTCGGCGACCGACGTGATCCTGATCTCGGCGCAGTTCGTGGCCACCGGCCAGATCAGGCTGGCAAAGCAGGCTCCATAGCCTGAGGGCAGGAATCGAGCCGGCAAGATCACATGAGCCAGCTGGTGCGGGCAGGCCAAAGCGGTGCTTTTGACGTGGCTGCCGACCAGGCGGTGGCGAAGGGGCAGGTCGCCGTTTTGATCGACATGCTCCGCCAGCTGGGCGGCAATGCTCGGGTGGTGGCGGGTGCGCTTGCGGTTGCTGACCCCCTGAATGCACCGTTCACCCTCTACGTTGATCCCTACATCGGCTCTGACCGGTTCGTTGGCGGCGCCTACAACAGCCACGAAGCCGGCGCAACCGACGAAGAGGTAATCGCGCAGAAGCTGAGGCGAATCGAGCTGCAGCGCCTGGAGTGCGGCTACACCTCGGCGCGGCCGTTCAAGACAATCAACCGCGCCGCAATCGAAGCGGCGATCATCACCAGCAAGAACTGGTACACCTTCAGCGATCCACGGGCCCACGTGGACTGCGTAACGATCGTGCTCAGCGGTGGCGTCCACATCGTCCTGAACGATCCCGGCAGCAGCTCCACCAGCCTGGCGAGTTGGGGCACGGCGAAAGACCCGACCCCGGCCGAGCTGATCGCCTTCAACCCCCCAACCGGCGGCGTGTTGCTGCCCCGTGGGTGTTCGATGCCAGGCCTGGATCTGCGCAAGACCACCATCCGCCCGAACTGGGTTCCAGCGTTTGCGGATGAGGCGGCGGACTACAGCAACCGCCGGTCCATTCTGAAGATTTCCGGCACGGGATTCTTCTTTGACTTCACGGCCATGGACAAGATCGGGCATACCGAATCTGTCCACCTGTTGGACGTGTTCCACCCCGCCAGCAAGGCCGAACTTGATACGTTCTACGCCAAGATCCAATCCACTGTTGGCACTGGCGCCAATCTGGGCAGCGCCCTGCTGGCGGCCCGGCCCAGCGAGTACGAGATCGTCGGCCCGATCGACCAGACCCAGGCGCCCTCCAGCGCGTGGGATACCACCAGAGGCGCCAGCCCGTACATCTTCAACGTGTCGGTCCGCTCCGACTACGGCATGGGCGGGGCGTTCTGGGACGGCGCCAGGCTCAGCGGCCTGAAGTCGATGGTTTGCGCCAATTTCACCGGCACCAACCAGCAGAAAGATATGCGCTGCTGGCAGGTGTATCAAGGCGGAAACTGGGTAAACCTGGCCAACACCACGGAAGGTTATCAGGCATACATCGATGCAGCGCCCGACAACTTGCGCCGTGATCCTGCACGCCAGACCCGGCACATTTCGGCAATCAACAACGCCTACATCCAGAAGGTTTCCATCTTCGGGATTGGCCAGTCTGAAGTCACGATGGTGGACTCCGGCGGGGAGATCACCGACAACGGCGGCAATAGCACCTTTGGCGGCTGTGCTGCCGTGGCCAAGGGTTACAAAGGCTTTGCGTTCAACAAGGACAAGAACTGGGCGATCGGGCGGCTGAGAGTGCCGCTGAATCTGAGCGAGAAAACATCCAACATCCGCCGCGTTGAACTGGGCGTGGTGGCCGCCGTGAGCGGCTCAGCCATCACCCTGACCAGCGGCCTGGCGATCGACCCGAGCAGCACCACCAACCCTGCAGCGCTGCAGGCTCTGGGCTATTCGTTCGCCTCGGGCACCAGGATCTGGATTGACAACCCTGCTGGCGCTGACTGGCGGGCCACGCTGAGCAGCAGCGCCTGGAGCAGCTCTGCGCCGGCATCAATCGGCATCACCGCCGCCCCGCTGCAGTCCGGCACCAATGAAGCGCCAGGCAATGCCGTGGTGGGCCGCCGGGTCTACATCCGCCGCGTGGTGGACACCAGGACCGTTGCTGAGCGGCGCTGCAGCCTGATCCTGAATAACACCGCCAGCGCCAGGCTGCCGCAGCGTGACGCCGTGCTCCAGACCGACCCGGCCCGCAGCAACGGCGCGATCGGCCGTGTGCTGGCCGGCGGCGGAGAGGAGGTGCTGATGGTGACCGCATCCGGCACCGGGCCACTGCCTGGCTCTGGTGTACTGCGAACCGGTGAGATCACCATCCGCCGTGGCGCCGCATCGAAAACCTACGCCACCGCGACGTTCTACCGCCAGGGAACGGTGGTGAAACACGCCGGCAAGCACTGGCAAGCCAAGGGGACGTTCGTCAGCTCTGGTGCATCGCCCGATCCGGCGCTCTGGGGCGAGACGTTCGTTCACATGCCATCGGACTTCAACCCTGAGGATTCGATCAGCCAGGAGGCGCCCATTCTGGTGCTCGACACCGACACCAGCGACGCGGATGATTCCACGACTCTGGGGATCAACTGGACCACGATCTGGACCAGCGCCGGCCCTGTGCGAGATCAGTACCGCACCGCTACCGATTACCTGGGCGGGTACGCCTTCCTGCGGGCGCTGGGGTTCACTGATGCTGCCGCCCACGCCGCAATGGTGCCACGGACCGCCGCGACCCGCGACCGCGACCCCAGCAGCGCAACGGATTTCCCGACCGCGCCATCTGGTGGTGCTGCCACGGGGCTGGGGAATTGGGCGGTGGAGTTTAGAAGGCCGTCAACAATACGAATGTATAATCATCAGTACGAGTGGACGGGGGCGGGTAACTACTCCAGAGCCATGCCTGCTGTGCAGCAGGATATGTCGGAGTTCAATAAGTTCACCTACTACTTCACTTCCGCAGCTGGCGGCCGGGTGGTGCCCAAGGGCTCCAACGAGGATGGCTTCGAGGTAACACCCAAGGGCCTCGAAGACATCGCCACGGGCGCCACGATCAGCCCCGAATCACTCGGCGGCCAGACGCTGGATGAGGCGCAAAGGACGGACTTCCCGAACGGCATCCAGGTGGGCG